TCAGACATGTGCCAGGCGATTCCGATTAGCACTAACTTGTTAGATCCAGTTGCCTTTGAATGGTTCATAACCATTGCGACATCCCTAGCTGACATATTTGACCTCCGTGATTTGTGGTGTAAGTATTTTATCGGGACAGGTGGTTGTCCCTTTACGCTTAGGCGTTAGCCCTCCGGTGGATGAGCCTCTCTCTCTGCTGGAGGGCACTTTACTTCTTTAGACCGGTTGCCAAGTCTGCAATTTGTTGCAGAACATCAGGTGAGATACCCCTAGTAGCCTTAGCACGCTTGTAAATGCCTCGTAGAGCCTCGATGTCCCCTTTTTCATACTCTAGGTGAGCCGAAGCCATAAAGTCCTCTAGCGGGCTCACAGGGCTTTTTTGAGCATGTGCAGGTAATTCGTTACGAGTTGCGATTCGCTTAGTTGAAGTTCCTAGAACTGCTGAGATTGCTCGACCCCATGCTGAGGTTTCAGCGTTCATAACTTCGGAATCTCTCTTGAATGATGAAGTGCCTGGCACAGGTTCCCAAGCAGTTCCATGACCAGGTGTAAGATCATCTGGAGTTCTGTAAGCAGCTGCAGTATAGACAACCCATGACTTACCTGCAAACTCGATAAACTCGATTCTCACCTGCTGGAGTGAACCCTCTGGATGCTTCTCTTTGAATAGTTTTAGCCTCTCAGCCACGTCTACATATTCGTCAATACTAAAGCCCATGTCTAGCCTCTCTTAAACACAATAAATGGACCGCCAGAACCTCTGCTCTGGAGGGTTACTACCTTCTCACCTTCGAATGTTCCAACACGGATTCCATCCATCATGGCAAGCACTTTAGATTTCAACAGGGTTAGGCTTTCATCTGCTGAATCAAACTCCTCTTTCGCTCTCATTAGAGCAGGGTAAAGTTCCCCTAGTTCAATGTCACCGTCATAGATTCCCTCTGAGAGAGTTCTAACAGTTTCATAAGTTGATTTGGAGCCGTCCCATTCAGGTTCAGTTCTCAGTTCAATGCATGCTAAGAATTGCAGAGCCTTTTCCTCAAGTTCAGCTGCATAGTCAGCGTCATAAATAATTTCATGTTCAACCAAGTCACCGTTAGCAACAGCAACTAGAACACCACGCTTGAGACCTAGGACATGCAGATACCACATGACCTGATCTAAATAGTGAGGTGGTAGTTCATTCATCGGGTTGCGAGAGAACTTGACTTCCAAAATGCCTAGTGAACCGTCAGTCCATTCAATGAATGCATCAGGGTTAGCTTTAAACATCGGGTTTGCAACTGACTGCCAAGTGCCAGTGTTATGAGCTGTGAGCCAGTCTTTGTTTTCCTCAACCCAGAGGTCTTGAATAGGTTTCTCAAACGCTGTGCCTAATCGCATGGCCATAGATGGACCGGTGGATTCTCGAGGTAATTCGCCCAGGTATTCGTAGTAAGCGGTGTAGGCAGAACGCCAAGGGTTGTGACCCATAAGTGAGCCGATAAGTGAACCTGCTACGCCCTTACGAGCGTTATGCCATTCAAGGGAATCATGTTCAAAATAGCCGAGGAGTTTGGCAGAGCCAAGTGCCTCTATCTGGTGGTCGATAGTCATAGAACTACTCTATGGCATTACTCAGACTTATTGCTACTGCCCAGCGTGTCTTTAGGGTTGATGATTCTGATTAGAACTGGTATTGCTGAGATCCAAACCGTGTTAGCGACCACTAACCAGTCAGCTGCAGTGAACAAGAATGGTAACTTGCCAATAGCGAAAACAGCGGTTAGAGATGTTGCCAGGAGAGAGCGGAGATAACTTGAGAGAATCGGGTTCATTTACTTTCCAATCTTAGGTAGATACTTTAGAGGGTCCTCGACTGGCATGGTTGCCAGATGTTCTGATGGTCCACACATGAGGTGCAGATGAGGTCCTGAGCTCGTCCCAGAGTTACCGCTGTGAGCAATAACCTCACCTTGACGAACTTTCTTTCCAACTTTGACCTCAGCTTTGTCTAGGTGACAGTAAGCAAAAACTCTGAGCCGTCTATCATCCTCACCACCAACCCAGCATCGAAGTTCAACAACATGACCGAGGATTTTGGATTCATAGACTTTGACAATAGTTCCAGTGCCAACCGCTTTGAGAGGTGTTCCAACTGGCACAGCATAATCAACACCACGGTGAGGACCTAAACCCATCGCTTTACGTTGCTCAGAATGAGTGCCAAACAGATCAGTGATGTTAGCAGGACTAACTGGATGAAGTAGAGACATTACGGTGCCGTGGTTCCTGCAACAGCTACAACATCATCTACGTTGAAAACTTCGGCATCAGATGCAACTGAGATAAGCATATTGGTGTTGCTTGCACAAACAACATTTTCAACTTTTATATTCACCCATGGACCCGAAGCGGAGTGAGATAAAACAGTCTGCTTTGTTGCAGTTCCACATTGCATGACAACAGTTAGAGAACCAATGAAGTTAGCATTCTTTAGCCACAAACTGAGTGAGTAAGCCTGACCAATAGTTAGAACACCGGTACGAGAATAACTGGTATATGGAGCATCCTCACCGTATAGATAACTAACAAACATGCTCGCTGGTGATGAGTAATAAACAGCAGTGTCTCTTGAAACATCGCCAAACCAACCAGAGACATCCACAGCAAATGAACCATTCAGAACCAGGTCTCCGGCAGGTGCAGATGCAGTTTTGATTGAGCCGATAAGGCCCTGAGCAATTCCAACCATTATGTCAGACCGTTTCCAGAGATGATCCAGGTAGTGGAAGTTAGTTTGACGGCAGTAGCGATACCGAATGGTGCTAGAGTTCTGGAACCTGTAGTGCCTGGACCAGCGAGGTTCATGGTGTCTGTAGTAATAGCGATAGTCATTGTTGCACCTGATCCAGCGATAAATGTGACAGCAGAGCCGATAGGAAATGCCACAGATGAGTTCGCTGGAATGGTTACGGTTCTAGTTGATGAAGCATAAATGTGTTTTCCAGCGTCACCAATAACTAAAGTGTAGGAACCTGTAGTTGTAGAGTTCTGAGGGATGCCCATAAAGCCAAAGCCAGTTGCAGCTGTAGTCGTAGTTCCGTTTGGAACAGTTGAAATCCATTGAGTGTTGTAGTTTGTACTGTCAATCTTTGAGAGAACCTGACCCGCAGTTCCACCAGTAGGGACACCCTGACCGTTAGTTCCGTTAGTGCCATTTGTTCCATTGGTTCCAGCTGCACCTGTGGCTCCAGTTGCTCCAGTTGCTCCAGTTGCTCCAGTTGCTCCAGTTGCTCCCGCAGGGATACCAAAATCAAATACGGCAGCTGCAGATGTTCCAGAGTTAGTGATAGTTGGTGTAGAGCCAGCAGATAAACCAGTTACAGTTCCAACGGCAATAGTTGCTGAGGTTCCATTGGTTCCATTAGTTCCGTTAGTTCCAGCTGCACCTGTGGCTCCGGTTGCCCCTGTGGCTCCAGTTGGACCTGCTGGTCCCTGAGGACCAGTTGCCCCTGTTGCACCTGTTAGACCTGTAGGACCTGTTAGACCTGTTGCTCCTGTTGCCCCTGTTGCCCCTGTTGAACCTGCTGGACCTTGTGGACCTGTTAGACCTGTAGGACCTGTAGGACCTGTAGCACCTGTTAGACCTGTAGGACCTGTAGCACCAGTAGAGCCTGTAGGACCCTGAGAGCCAGTTGCACCTTGAGGCCCTGTAGCACCTGTAGGACCCTGCTCACCTCTAGCGAAATAAACTCTGGCATAAATTGAATCTGGAACTACAACTTTTACGATCATTTGACTATTTCTGGAGTTACTTCAACCTGCCCTCTAGCAAGTGTCAGCACCTTTCCGGTAGATGTTTGAGTAAGCTCTAAAGCCCAGACGTAATCAGTTTTAGTTAGCAGGGATGTCTGAGCAGGTGTTAGCGAGAATCGCACAGAGTTATCTGAGGTGTTCACGGTAGGAACGATGTCGATGATTGCAGCTATGGATGGATTCTCTCGAATCTGCAACTTAGCAGTCCAACCTGTTAGCGAGAATGCGACACCGTCAGCGTCAGTAGGGTAGAACGAACAGTCACCAGCCACGCTAGGGAACGTTGAACCTGCCAGGATAACTAGGTCGAATTGACCGTCAGTTACCGTGTAAGTTTCACTCACTTACAGATTCCTCTGCTGGAGTTTCCTCAACTACAGTTTCCTCGACTACAGTTTCCTCAACTACAACTTCACCTGGAGCAGGAAACGCTTTCCAGTCGGTAGTTACTTTAGAGGTGATTGGTGTCTTAGCCATTTATTTATCCTTTGTTAGTTTGTCGAACTCTGCCTTTAGTTTGACATGTTCCTTATGTAGTGCCAGGTATTTGTCTCGCCAATGATCTAGCTCAGTTTTTAGTTGCTCGATTTCAGTTCTAAGTTTATCTATCTGAGTGAACATTTCAGCTCTTAGACGCTCCTCCACACCGATGGATTGTGTCCTCCTAGTGGATAGATACTTTAGGAAACTTGAGATGCCTGTGCCACCTAGGATACCTGAGAGGATTAGCAACCAGTTGCGGTCATCCATTAGATACCCCTCCATAGTCCTAAGTTTACTTCCCAATGTTCACTGGTAATAGTATGCCCGATACGACTGATTAGGTAGATTTCTTGAAGTGTCGTTCCACCTGCTGAAAACTCGACTTGCATCGGATAGCAGATGTCTTTATCAACTATTGTGCTGAGAGTCCCATCACGACGAACTGCTGGAACAGATACAGATTTCACTGAGCGAGGGTTAGCAGCTGCTGAAACCTGTGATGCCCATGCACCTAGAGTGCCTAGACCTGAGGTGTTCCAAAAGTTTACTTCAAAGTCCTGTGCCTGACGGCCATAGTTTGTTACTGAGGTTGAGTTAGTTGAGGTTGCTGTTGCCAGTCCACCGGTCTCGGTTACCTTGACTACGTTAGTGATGTCGTCCGAGTTGTACGAATAGTCAATAGCGTCCATGCAATAGTGATCTGCACTTGAGCTGTGAACGTTAGAGATTGTCGGGTTCAAACTGCTCCAGGTAGTTCCCTGAGCGGTGTTGATGTCCACTCTAGTTTTCCAAGTGCAACCTGCCGAGGTATTAGCCCAGAACCAACCAAGTTCGGCATCAAGCAACATGTTTAGAACGTCACCCGAAAGAACATCCACCTCAAAGTAATCATTCGCAGCTGTAGAACTTCCACCACTTCCAACCTGACTCCAAGCCACTCTAGTGTCCACTGCTCTAACAGCGTTCTCCAGGTCATCCATAACAGACCTAAATGATTTGGCGGTTGCTGTGCCGGTGATGCTAAATGATGACAGTCTGGTGTTTAGAGCAATACGAGTCTGGTCATAAGCGGTAATGGTAATTTCAAGTTTCTTAGCAGTCGCAACATAAGCCATCGAGACATTCTGGATGTAACCGTAAAAAAGCGTGTAACCGCCCGCAATAATTTTGAACGGCATGTTCGATTTGTATTGAGGTGTGCCAACTAGATCAGCGAGACTCTTTTTCATCAGTTTGACAGTTGCAGTGCCAACACTAGGACGAGCGAACACGCCCTCCTCAATGTCAATACCTCTGTCAATTTCAACCTCAAAAGAATCGCAACGAAGTTCAGTCCAAGAATCCTCAGCGTATTCATATTGAATGCTAA